GCTTCAAGTAGTCCAACCTCTTGAATACCTTTATTTTTAGCAAAATCATTTTGCGCTTTAATAGCAAGCTCGGTACTATTCACATAGTCCATGTATGCCATTGCAAGCGTTGAAATTGCTGTTATCATGAGCGTAACAGGTCCAAGTGCTGCCATAGTAGTAACTCCAAATCCTTGCATTACAGGTATAACGGTTTTCATGGTAACGATGAACGTTCCCATCCCGACTGCAGCCGCTTTTACTTCATCTTTGTATTTTACAAACCAATTCCAACCGTCTTTTAAATGGTCGATTAATTTAAACAACCCTGTCAAAACTCCTTCAATAGCTGGCTTCAAATCATTGAACATTTTTACCTTTAATTGGAAAACAGCATCTCCCAAATTTGATATTTTGACCGATGTATTCCCAGCCATGTTTTCAAGTCCATGATAATAAATGCCACCTGCTTCATGCGCTCTTTTCAAAGCCATGGTGATTTGCTCGTAAGTAATTGCAGATTCTTCACCTTTGGCATTTGCTTTTATTCCTGCAGCTTCAAGCACTTTGTAAATGTTTACACCGGCAAAGGCAAATTGTTTGATGTCTAATGCTGTAGCTTTGCCTGTATTGCTGATTTGTTGCAAGTTCACAACCATACGCTGTAGTTCTGCATCTCCGCCGCCTGTAGCGGCTATAGCATTACCTAAATTGAGAACGTCCTGTCTTGCATTGTCAGCGTTTACACCTGCTGAAATTAAAGCCTTGTTTGCGTTGAGTAATCCCTCAAAAGCAAATGGAGTTTTAGTTGCATCTTCCATCGTGTTTTGAATCACACGTGATGCATCCTTTGCATTTCCTAATAGTGTTGTAAGTCCTGTTTGAGCATCTTCTACCTTGCTACCTGCTTCAACCATTGAGCGAACAAAAGAAGATACAGCATAGACTGAAAATGTACTGGCAATAATTCCCTTTAGGCCCATCATAGAACCTTCTAATTTCTTAACCGATGCATCAGCAGCGTTTATTCCTGCTGTGAACTGATCTTTAAGGGATAATATGTATTGTACGTTTAGTGCCATTATTTAAAGTCCACTTGATGAACGGTTTTTAGATAATATTTTGTTTGTTCCCATGCTTCTATAAATTCATCTTCTGTTAAGTCTTTCGGGTTTACATGTAAATAGCCTCGAATCAATGCAGTTTGTCTTCTTACACCGTGTTCGAGGCTATCCGTAATTTTGTAGGCTTCTATTTTTTTTTATACTGATCTACATAACTGCTTACTAAATTTGAAACGATATAATTGCACACTCCCAACTTGTAAGGGTCACATGCAGGACTGTCACCATAAGTGATAGCGTCTGAATGTTCTGTAAGTGTACAGTTTTGACGTAATTCCTCTGCAGCTATATTCAAGCCAAGAGAACTACCTTTATCAAGTGCTACGAGCTTCATCATGTAGTTAGGCTCTTTAATGTAGCACACAACACGATCGTTAGTGTCAGGATTGACAAATACTGCAGGATAAACCTTACTTAAATTCAATTCCTTTGCTATTTCTTCGGCTCTTTGAGTATAATGCTCACGTTCCGCTTCTGTCAGTTGTTTAAGTTCCATACAATTATTTATTTTCGATTAATGCGATACGTAAAGGGATTTTTACTTTGATCATTGTATCTCCCTGGTTAACTGCTACAGGAGCTTCTAAAAAATTGCATGCTTTAAGCACTACAACAGAAGGGGTAACAGTACCGCCAAAGGTTACAGGAATATCAAAGTAAGGAATATCCAATGGGTCCTTATTGGGTGCATTGTTGATTATATCACGCCAAGTGTCGTAGTATAATTCAATACTTCCAGTATATTCTTTTTTGCCATAACCACGAGATACCGGTATAGGACCTGCTCCGTAATTATCGTTGATATCCTGCTTTGAACTCCATTCAATTGATGTGATGCCAATTACAGGAGTTCCGAATAAAATTAAATTGATATTGTTCCAGGAGTGCGCAACTCCGTTGATTAATGGTACCATGATTAAGAAATTGAAGGTTTAAAGCCAATAGGAATTGTGATAAATCGAGCCACACCATTAATTACAAGGGTAACAGCTACTATTAGTTCAGATGTTGCGAGTACGTCCTGTACTGGGTCAATAACTACTTGTTTTGCACTTATCTCCGCATCTCTTAACATCTGATCAAGTGCCACGTCTCCAACATTTTCAAGCATTGCCACTGTGTTATCTGAAATCGTACCATCCGCATTTAATTGGATAGGACTGTTCAAATATGGCAAATACCCTAAATAAAGTAATCGTGTTGCTTTGTCGATGGTACGATTGTTCTCGATGTATGCATAGTCTGATGTCTGCACAATTGCTGTGTGACTATCATTATGCCATGAACCTGATTTGCCTACGAACTTTTTAAGGAAAATGTATCGTTTGTTATTCAAGGCTTCGAGCAATGAGGTAGTAATAGAAACGTCAGTGAATAACTTTCCATTGCTAAATGCTAAGGCTTCTAACTCAGTACCATTTGACACGTTGTATTGACCTACCCAGGCAATTGAATCACTTACTTTCGAGAGTGCCACAGTGCCAAGAGAAGCGCCTAATGTAGTGATTGACTTAGCGTATGTCATTGATAGGAAATAACCGTAACCGCCACCATCTTGACCGATGATTGCTGATACTTTGTTATTGCTAAAGGTTGACAAATCAGTAAGCGTGCTGATGTCTGATGTTCCCATTAAATCTGCTGCATAAAGAGCTGATAAAGGCATTTTAGCATCATCATTTACTACACATACTCCGTTGATCGCTGTTAAATCTGCAGTGGCAAATGCTGCACCGTTTTTGTAGATACCAATTTGACGAATCGCACCTTCTGCAAATTGTTGCATAAGTGTAATTTCGGTAAATGTGTATGGTGATGGCACCGCATAGAATCCAATGTACAATACTCCTTTAGGAATGATACGAAAGAACTCCGACACATGATAGTGGTAAATTGCCAATAATGACGCAACCCCTGCAACTACATTTTGTGTTAATGTACCTGCAATAGTACCAGTAATGGTAACAGTGTAGGGAGTGCCACTATTAAGATAAATGCCTAATCTTTTTGGAGCTGTTACTGTTAGTGTAGCTGTGGCAAATGATGCTGAATAGCCTGTACTTACAGTGAGTGCATTGATAGCCGCTGCTATTGATGCGCCTAATATTGCTATTGTAGTATCTCCTGCAACCTTTGTGTATTCACACAATGTTTGTGTTTGAGCCGCTCCGTTTTCTTCTGCGATATCGGCAACGGTTAATTTAAAAATGTCACCTGTTGCGCCTAACGTGGTGATTTCATACGTCATTGTTGATGCTGTTGCATCTGAATACGTATCAACTATTCCAGCGGCTTCTGCATCTGCAACAGAGTACAGAGCTTTCACTCTTGCACCTGATGTAAATCCTGATGGGAGAGAAGCTGTATAGAATAGTAAACCACTCACGTAGTCTTGACCTGGTAAAGGACGGCCTAAGCCGCCCTGTCCTTTGATAAATGTTATGTTTGGTAAATTCATTACAGTGAATGATTTAAAAGGTTAAATTATGCTGTGATTTCTCTGCTTACTACTTGCCATGCTGTGCCATTAAAAACAGCTTTAACACAAGCGAATTTCGAAGCAGGGATGGTAACAGTACCAGAACTGATAAAGCCTGTTGATAAGGTTACAATTCTTTGTGTACCATCGGTGCCAAATAAAATTGTCATTCTATCACCTACCATTGGAGGGGTTGTAGAAGTTCCTACACCTGCAGTCAAAGTAAGTGCGCCTGTAAGCTGTGCCACTTTTACAAGCGTGTCAGATGCTGTGTCTTTTGTCGTGATGGCAATAGATGCAGCGTATGCTGGAGTTTGGTAATCTTTAGATTCTCTGCGTCCTGTATTGTCGGTGGCCGCTGTACCGGTAAAACGTGCTGATGTGCTCATGGTAAATTATTTTTTTGAAGGGGTTTTTGAATTTGATTCTTTTTCGATTTTTGTTTCAGTTTTTGCCTTTGGCGCTTTGTCGTTTTCCAAGATTTCTTCACGAGTAACCTCGTTAGGGAATGCAAGGCGCTGGTGTAATAACCAACCACCTTTACCATCCATATAAACCACTTTACGCTCAGGGTTTGCTTTTAAATACTCTACTAATTTTTCGTTGTACATAATATTTAATTTTAGATTGTTCCGTAAAGGACTGTTTCTGCTCCCCATCCAATTTGAACGTCTACCTTCATCAACATTTTCATAAAATACAATTCACTATTAGCTTGTAGTCTAGCCATTTCGATTTTAGCATCATCAGTGCTATTCATACCAATCCAAAGGTTTGAATCCATATCTGGAGTTCCTTTAGCAATTAAGTAAACATCTGCAGGGAAGTCAGCAATTTTAACTACTTCTAAACCTCTGAACTTAGGTACTACATTTAACCCTGTGATGTCACCACCTTTGTAGGTTTGTGCAATTTGAGCTTGCATGTAGAAATCATAAGCAGTATATCCCATGTAGAATTTCATTTGTGGGTCATACTTTAAAGATGCAGGGATTAAATCAAAACCTTTTTGCATTTCAGCAATGATATTGGCAGCTGACAAGGTAGTTGGACCAGCCACGTCTATAGTATCAGCATCATCTACAGCTTTTTTGATAAAGCCATTGTAAAAAGCATAAGGAGCTGTGCCTGTGGTTTTACTGTTCCAAAATGTTTTGTTGATATATCTGTCATGATACTTCAATATCTCTTGTACGATTTGGCTTTCAGGTGTAGCCGGTAAAGTTCTATCTATCAATGTAGGATTTAACTGTGTAGCAAACCAATGAGCTTCATAATCACGTGGATTAAATTCAAAGTAGATCATATAATCAGCAGGTTCTAACGCTTTACCGTCAACGGTTAAAGTACCAGCACTTACAGGAGTTGCTTGTCTAGCTTGAATAAATGAATCAAAGGTGCCTGATATACGAGGTATAGTAAATTTCTTTTTAATACCGTCCTTTACATAGGCATGGCCACCTTGTACAGTTTCATTGTTAGTGATGGCTTTAACGATAAATCGTGTAGCGGCTTCACCTGCATAGGTAGTATCACTAATGACAAAATCATAAGCCATATTTGAAGGCATTTGAAAGTCAGGTAAAAACAAAGCTTTAGCGGCTCCAAGTCCGAGCAATGATAATGATGTCAAACCAGGGTCAGCACCGAATAATACATTTGCTGAAAACGCCACAAAGGCAATGAGCATGAGCGAGAATAAAATACGAGTTGTGTTTTTCATTTTATGTTTTTTTAAATAGGTTATTGTTTTTTGTTTTTAAGTCTGTTTTGAATTTCAATCATCACTTCTTGTGCGCTTCCTGATGCTTGCGCTACGCCTGTCTCGATTTTTTTCGATACCGCATTCACTGGTAATGCTTCCAACATCGCTTTAGTTCCTGCCATGTCTTTTTTAGCATGGTTTACCCAAGATTCAACGATTTTAGCATCAGTACCAATACGAGGTTTGAACTGCTCAACTAATGCTACTGCATTGTTTTCAGCAATCATCTCTACAGCTTCACTTGCTGTGGCATTGGCTTGATCTAACTGTGCTTGAATAGCAGCTACATTGTTTTGAGCTTCAAGCAAACTAGCTTCTAAGGCTTGTTTTTCGCTCACAACTTTATTGTTTGCTTCAATCAATTTATTAACAGCACTCTCGATGCTGGCTTCGTTTGCGTCCTCATTGAGGTTAAGCAGATTGGCTACTTTTTTCATTTGAAAAGTTTTTGTGTTTGTAATTATTAAAGAATTTGCAACCTCCCACAATGCAGATGCATCATGTTTGGCATACTTTGAATTTGATGTGCTTGTATTTTCAATGTCAGTACAAAAACCTTTTTCAAAGGCTTCTGATGCTGTCAACCATGTTGTATTGCTCATCATGTAGCGAACATCTTCCTCACTACATTTAGATTTTGAACAAAGCATAGTGCTGATGGAATCCATCAGAGTTGCATAGGTCTTACTGTCATTGCTATTAGCCACTGGATGCATCATTAAACGGGCATAATCAGCCATGTATCGTTTACGACCTGCCATGAAAATAGCGCCTGCCATTGATGCAGCGATACCCACGTTATAAGTATCAACCGGAGTTTTGCTTTTCAGGATGGCATTGTAGATATTGTATGAATCGAGAACTAAACCACCAGGGGAGTTAATCCATACTTGAATACGTTTTTTACCCATGTTATCAAGCTCCATTAATTCCTCTTGGAATAATGCAGC